CGGTTGCGGTCGGGCCGCCCGCCATTGCCGCAAGCTCATTAACGGCCGCCGCAGATTGTGCGGGGGTCATGCCGGCTTGTGGACCTGTCGTCGGCCCCATCGCCTCTGGGGCGCGTCGCCCAGCGCGTTGCAGTAACGCTTGCGTGGTGTAAAAGGGCTGCTCCGCACCGGCAAGCGCTTGCGCCGCTGTTGCGCCTTCAGGAGCCTCTGCAAGCGCCGCGCGAGCGGCCGCCACATCGCCGCCAACCGACTGTCGGGCAATCTGCGCCGCTCGTTGTTGCGCCAACTGGCGCATGTCCATGACCTTGCCCATGCCGGCACTAATAGCTTGCCCTGCAACGCGCCCGCCAGCTTCCATCGTTGCGCCCATCGCAATATCTTTGCTGGCCTGCGCAATCGCATCTTGCGGCGACAAGCGCGGCTCAAGCCCAAGATACTGATCGGCCATGCGCAACACTTGTTTTGCGCCAGCGTAACCAGCGCCTGCGCCCAACAGCGTGCCGACGCCAGGTGTCGCGCCTACCGTACCTACGGCCCCGCCGCCAATGCCACCCAGCATCTCTACTGTCGGGCCAATCGTCTGCCGAGTTGCCACGGCGGCTTTGTAGATGTTGGGGTACTCTGCCGCCCATGAAGGAGGTTGCGCACCGCCACGTTCGGCAGCAGGCACTTCAGCAACAGCAGGCATTTCAGCAGCGCTAGACGCCGTAGATTGTCGCTTAGCGGTTTGTTCTTTTGCGACTCGAGCGATAACAGCCGAATCAGTTCCGTCAGGAAATTCTAAGCGCGTCCCATCAAACAATTCAGCATAGATTGCCATGATGACGCCTTATTGAATAGGTTCGCCGCGTTCGTTAAACCGAAACACTGCGCCGCCGGAAGGAACGCTGCCGGAAGGAACGCTGCCACGCGGTGCGCCTGAACGCTGACTAGGAGACTGCAACTCTTGCGCGCGACGCTGCGCGCGCTCAAGACCTTTCTGCACGACCTCTTGAAACTCACGAGCGGCCTGTATGAACTCTCGCTCGCTTTGCGCAATCGACATGCGATTAAGCGCCGCCGTTCCTTTTTCACCTTCAATGTTAGTAATCTGGCCGCCGCCTTTAAGCGTTTCGTACGCTTGCAGAAACGCGCTACCTTTAATCTGATCAAACCGCGCTTGAAAGTCAGCCGCAGAGGTGCCCGGTACAAACCGCGCGCCAGGCAACATGGTCGCGCCAACCACAGTCGTAAACCCAGGGTGCGGTTTAGTGGCCGGGATGACTTTCCCAGTTACAGGGTCTTTTCTTTCAGGGCTGCCAATCATCGCGTCGATGTTGGCTAGCGCCGCAGCAGCGGTATCAATGACTTTTGGCAACACATCAATTGCAGCTTGTTCGCTCTTAGCTACAGCTTGCCCCGCAGCGCGCGCTGCCGCCATAGCGCGTTGATGCTCGGGGTCTTGAGCAAGCCGCGCATTTTCTTCCGCTAGCGCGAGTCGACGTTCTTCGTTTGTGAGCCGTCTTTCGGTAGATTCTAAACGTCGTTCTTCTGTATCTAAACGCCTTTGCGCCGTAGATTCGGCTTGCCGCGATATTCCTACTCGCTCTTCTGCCGACCGCGCTTGTGACATGGCCGCTTCGGCTTTTCTCTCAGTAGCCATTGTTGTGCGTTCTTTGAGCGCCGCTTCAAGTTGCTCGCCCGCCGTGCGAGTCATGTTAACAAATTGAGCAACACGATCTTTGTTGAAAATTGGCCCAAGAAGCGCAACGTCTCTTTCTGTAAACTTACCTGAATCAACTAATTTTTGTATGCCAAAGTCGTAAGACGCTTGATCTGTCATAGCACTCAACACCCCACCTACGATTTTGTTGGTGTTGAGCAAAGTTTCTGTCCTTGCTTTTTCTCTTTCAATGCGATCTCTTTCTAGCTTGGATTCTGACTCCGCTAGCGTACGCGCCTCAGTCAAAAAGCCGCCTCTTATCAAAGCGGGCGAAATGTCAGCCACTTTGGCTTCCGGCCCAAACCCACCCAAAATTTTCTCAAACTCGCCTTTGCGCCGCTGCTCGCGCAGGGCGTTCTGCATCTGGATGTCGCCCATGCGCTGCTGTTGCAGAGCGTTCTGGATCTGCGTGACTTGCGCCATCTGCGCCATTGGGTCAGGCAGCTCAAACCCTTTGACCTGCAGCGCGAGTGCGGGATTGATTGGCATAGCGTGACCTCAACCTGGGATAGCAGCGCCGTACAACGACTGCCGGATTTGATTGGCTAGATTCTGATTTGAAGCATACCGCGCGTATTGGCCCAGCGCGTTGGTGATTGCGTTGGCCGCGCCGACGTCGCCAGCCGCTCTCGCCGCACCAATGTCGGTTGTCAGCCCACCAGCAGTCGTGCCGTACTGACCTGCATAGCCCGCTTGACCTGCCGCAGCAGCTTGCCCCATGCCAGCTAAACTGCCCAACGGCGTGAGTCGGTTGGCGCGCTCGGTCTGGTAACGATTAAAGGCGTTGCCATACTCTTGTGAGGCAAGGTCTTGGCCGTAGCGTTGAAGAGCTTTGCCGGTAGCGCCTGACAACAGACCCGTAGAGCCGCCCCGTTGCGCCGCGCGGCTGGCCTCGAGCGCCTTCATGCCCTCTGACAGCCGGAACGCGTAGCCGGGGTCGGCCTGGAAGTCTTGCATACCAAACGGTCGGGCGTACCTGCCAAACTCAGCGCCTTGCGTGCCACCCTGCAGGCCCAAGAGCGTCAGCAGTTGGTTCTGTGCGGTGATGCCTGCCGTGCGGAACGGCTCTTGAAGTGCCTTCTGCTCGTTGAAAATGTCACGAGCAAGCTGGCGCGCCTCTGCTGCCGAGCGAGCCTGCGTGTCAGCGGCTGACTGCGCGGCCTGAGAGCCGGTGATGCCGCTGACGAGCGCCGACAACGGTACGCCGTAGTCCTTGGCAAACTTGGCAAGGGCGCCAAACGCGTCGGTGCTTAGCCCGGCGCCTACGCCAAGGTCGGTATACGCCTCCCCTATTGAAGCATCAATGCCCTCGCCGGGGGATACCATGTCAGCCAATGCGTTAGCGCCCGAAACAGCGGCCCCAGCACCAGCACCAGCACCAGCCCCAGCACCAGCACCAGCACCAGCACCAGCACCAGCACCAGCACCAGCGGATACGCCACCTAGCCCAGCGTCCAACGCAGCTACCGTTTCGGGACTAAGCGTCGCAGGTACGCCGCCTAGCCCGGCATCCAGTGCAGCTAACGCCTCGGGGCTAAGTGCGTTAGCCACGCCCGCGCCAGTTGCAGCAGCCCCAGGCGCAAGCGCGTTTGCTGACGTAGCCGCTGCAATCTGTTCAGAAGTTAACCCTGAAAGAGACGCCCCTAGCGTATCCCCGGCCAACGCTGACGGCGCTGCCAACGGCGATGTAGCAACTGGGGACGCGGTGGCGGTTTCAGCCGCCGTTTTTGCCAAGCCAATGTTTTGGTTTACAAACCCAAGTTCCATTGGGTTAGTAGCCATCGTCAATTGCACCGCAGCGTCGTACTGACCGCTTGCAATCAGAGAGTCAACAATCGGCGCGGTAGAAACGCCTGCGGTAGATGCAATGTGCGCCGCAGATGCTATGCTGCCTTCGGCGGCCAACTGCGACGCAAGCATCGCTGGGTCTATGCCATAGGGCAGCGCGGTGCCTGTAGCAGCAGCAAGCTCGGCGGCTGCGGAAGCGTCCCCCATAACCGCAAGCGCCTCTGCACCGTGAGCCGCAACCAAGTCAGCGGCTGCCGCCTCGGACACCGCTTCCCCTGCCGCATTAGCAAAACCTCCCGCTTGGTAATACATCCCCAACGCGGCGGCAGCAACTTTAACGACGTCAGGGTGAACGCCAAGCGGTCGCGCAATTGCTGACGCTACGTCGTCAACTATCCCGCCAACAGTCGTAATAATGCCTTTGGCAAAATCTTCTAAATCGCTAAAAAAGCCCATTACGATATCTCCCTGCCGCTTACGCGGAAGTTCATAGACGCCGCAAGGCTGCCAAGCGTCGAAATAGAATCGCCGGTGTTCAAGATGTGCCCTGCAATCTCAGGAAATGTGTAAGTTTCAGACGGCTGCAAGGTCTTGGCCTTGACGATCAGATTGCTGTTGCCCGCGCCCTGCCCCGCTGGCACCAGATTGACGCTGATTGTACGCGCAGCCGCGCTGTAGTTGGTAGCGGTCATCTTGTCGATGATGACCGCCGTGACGATCGCCACGTACTGCGTCGTTTGGACCTGCTCAACTGACTTCGCTTCGACCAGCGTTTTGGCATTGATAGGCATGTCAGTCCTCGGCAGGCAACGGCTGGTTACCTTCGGCTAACCATGCTAAATACATACAGTAGTCGAGGTTGCCGGAATCAGCCGGAATCCATGCGCCGTCAAATAGCCGACGGATGACACTAGGGTCTTTAGTCAGTTGATACATCATGTCAACTCCGCAGAAGCAGCCCAATGAATTGAATAAAAATTGCCCGCAGTTACTGCAGTCTCGCCAGTCAACGCAAACCCTCGATCACCAATGTTAGCCGTTCCTGCTGTTGGCGTTGTCGTATTTGTTGACCAATTTGCCGTTGCCGCGTCGGGGGCGTACGTTGTAATAGTTGGCGTCACACGTTTTGTTGTGGCAAACGATACTAAAGTTGAAAAGGCTTGATTAGTTACCTGCCCAGTAGCGCACGCAGCGCCTGCAGCAATACCCGAATTTTGAATAGGCGCAGAAGCAAAAAGAAAAGACTTTTCGTAATATCTTTGGCACAACTGTTGTTCAACTGTTGGGCCGCGAAACTCAAATGGCGTACTCACTGCGCCAGGCTCTAGCTGTACATTAGCTAACCTGAACACGTTACCCACTGTATCAAGTACATTGACTTGATTTGAAGTAGCGTAATCAAATCCTGACGCGGCGTACCAGGCATTAGGAGTTGCCGATGCGTAAGTTGTCCCGGCTTGTAGCACCCAAAACAGCCGCAACGTAGTACTTGTGCTAAAAGTCCAAGCGGCCATTGTGCTAGGTAAACCGTTTGTAATAGTAATTGTCTTAAATTCCCAAGTGTTTATTGCATTAACGGTGTACTCAACGATGTAAGAAAGAGCTGGCGAACTTGTTGACTTAAATGCTACGCAATGAACGCCCGTTTTAGGCGACATTACCCAAAACGACAAAGTAAAAGTTTTATCAGAAAAACGTTGTATGTACTTGCCTTCTATTGGCTGATAAAGCGCAAAGTAATCTGACGGGTCTACTGTTGCATCAGCAGTTGTGGTTTCTATTGAGCAATTAAATTCAATTCTAGTGTTTGGGACGTTTGACGAATCCCTATAAATTGATAAAACCGCAGTGCCGTTACCAACAGAACGAAACCGATCGGGAAAATAAGTATTTGCGTTCAATGCTACGCCAGTAAAAGACGTGCCGCGCTGCCAAACACCAAACGAGCCATTTATAATTGAATTGCGAAAACCTGCTAGTTGATCGCCGTTGTATGTTGCGCCGACAATTGCCCCGCCAGTCACGTTGCCCGTCACGTTACCGGTGACGTTACCAGTCAGGTTGCCCGTCACGTCGCCGGTGATGGGGCCGGTAATCGTAACGCCACTGATGTTGCCGCCAGTAATCGTAACGAAGTTAGAGTTCTGCGTGGACATCGTTCCGGCAGCGGTGATTTGGTCCACCGTGTACTGCAAGACGCCGGATGAATTTTGCAGCGTGAACTTGTACGCCTCGCCAGCAAGCAGCCACACATCCGCTTGGCCACGCGAGTCCAGCAAAATTGGATTGGTGTTGGCCGTCGTTTGCGCGGCGGTCGTGTAGGTCGTCTTAGTCGTCGTGGTGCCCGCTATGTACGTATATAGCAAACCATACGACAGCGGATCGCCGTTAGCGTCAAGAAACTGCAGCTTTGGGGTCGGTGAAATGGTTGCCATGTGCGACCTCAGATGTTATTCGTGACGGTCAAAATGACCGAGGGGATGCCCGGAACCGGTGGGGAAGCTGCCGCAGCAAGTATTTGACAGCTTGTGTCGTCGGTGGACCACATTATTTCAAAGTAATCGCCAGCGTTAAATTCGTGAAGGTAATTCCACGCGGCCACAATTTCAGCGTTGTTACCTTGGATGCGGATTTGGGATGCCGAGTCGGGCACGTCTACACCATTAACGCGCAACCAGATAAAAATAAACGCGGTGCCGCCAGAGATTTTATCGAGCTGCGCTGAAAATTCAATGTTGAAGATGCCTGGCCGGTCAACGTAGATGCGCGACGTCGGCGTACCAATGGTCACGCCGCGCTGAAAGCCAATGCTGTTGAACGTCATGCCGTATGCGACGTTGATGGCTGCTGCGGTCTGCGTCGTGGTGTCGTAGAAGTAGCCAAACCGCGTGGTGATGAGCTGCGGCGTATCAATCGCCGGGATGGTTTGTACATCTTCCAGCGAGAACTGGTTCTGGCCAAGCCCCAACAGCGTAAACGAGTTGTTGAAGAAGCGATACCACTCGCGCTGCATCACGTTGTCCGGCCCTTCAATGACCGGCACACGCTGCGCGGGGATGCGCGTGATGTTAGGCATTGGTGCCGCTCGCAATCAGTTCGGCGCCCATGATGGCTACGCTACCAAAGCCTGAACCACTGACTTCATAAACGCGGTCGCGTAGCTTTTGCGTCATGCCCAGCCGACGCCAAATTACCCGGCGGCCAGTTTGGCCTTCAAAGCCCATCGACGTGACGTGCAAGTTAGACCACGTATGGCCACCATCGTCTGACCAACGCAGGCTAGCAATCATCTCACCGTTACTAACCGGCCGGCGTTGAATAGCAAACTCAGCATTTTGGAACAGATACGCGGTGCCGTTGCTGCTTAGTACAGATGGATTGGTTACGTTGTATATCGTCCCATTTGACGTCAACACCTCCCACGGTGGGCCTTGCACACCCGGCGCTGCTTGAGCCGGGATAGCAAATACTGATGTGCCCGCCTCGCAATCTAATTGCAGACTGTGCTGCGCCGTGCGCTTCAAGTTGTTTGCGTCGGGCGGCAGTGCCCGCCACGACCGCAGCCAAACTTGCCGGCGCGCGTTGGTAAACTCATTGTTAAGATATGAAAAATCATAAAAGCCAATCTGAGGCAGCGTGTCGTGGCCTACGTACACCCGCGTACTAAGTGTCGCTATACAAGTAGGCGTGTGCCGATTTAGCTGGCCTGTTGTGTCAGAAACATACCCGCGCTGATGCCACATCTGCGTAGACGCGTCGTACACCCACGTGACGTTTGCAGTGGGGAACGTCAGCACATAGAACATGTGCCCGTCTTGTTGGTACGTGTACGCAATCGCGTCTGAGATTGTGCTGTACGACTGGATAGCGTACTCGATGGCGTGCGTCGAGATGCGCTGCGGCTGATAGCCCCTGGCGCGGTACACCATGCCTGCGCCGCGAGCGTCGGTGCCCAGCCAAAAGACGCTGTTATCCATCTTGGCGACTGAGTAGGGCGCAGCGCAACCCGTCTCAATAAACGCGCCTTGGATGGGCGCAAGCGGGTAGTCAGGCTGACCGGCGTCGTACCAAACCTCAGTCGAATTGTTGC